GTAGACGCTTGCCCTAAAAAAACCCCTTGATTCTTTTTTCCTTTGCGTAGGTTGCACATGCGACACGCACTGACCAAGTTTTCCATGCTGTCATCCCCACCCTTCACCTTAGCAATGATGTGATCAGCTTCATTGGCTGGCCCACCGCAATAGAAGCAGGTGTGATTATCCCTTGCCAATACCCTCAACCGTTGCTTCTTAAACCTAGCATCACGAGAGCTGTGTTTAGCCATCAATGCCATCCCTTCTTTTGCCAATGCCGATATGCACCGCACATTGAACCATATCTATTATATGAATACTTAATGCCCCACATAATCTGCTGATATGGCGTAGCAGTACGGAGCCACATGCTCATGCCCTGAGGTATGCCATAGGCACCACTATCAGGGTTCATGGCCTTAGGGTTCCAGTGAGACTCAGCCTGGTAGAGCTTATCAATGCACTGCATTTCACTATTAGTGAGCAAATGAGAATGAGCATAAAGTCTTAATTGATAGTGATTTATACTCACTTTTGCATAAACATGAGAAGGAAAGATAAGGCAAAGGATTATCAATAGACTGCTTGCGATAGTAGATTTGGCAGTTAGCGAACTCATCCTTGCGCCTTTCATCACTTAGCACCCTGGGAACGGGTCTGTGGAGACTTTGAGGATTTGACTTGTTTTCTTGACTTTCTTTCTCTATAAGCCTGGAAAGGCACAAGGCTCTGCCTGCCCGAAGCAATGCTTTCTGGTGCAAACAACCGTTGATTTTTCGTTGCCAGATTGCTTGTGTTGGCAATAAGTTGTTTGCTCGCCGTTGTGGTGGCTAACCATCGTTCACCGTTCTGAAATAGGGCATGGAGCGATTGCCTCATCTGACGAGGGTTTGATGCGATTTCAGGTCGCACTAAAGGTTGAGCACCTTTACGGCATTTCAGGATGGTCAAGATATTAGTGACTTTCACCTTTTGTCAAAGACACGCCCAAAGCCTCACGACACCTGGCTATTCCTGCAAGATTCACCCTCACTTGGTAAGGACTTAACGCAGTCTTTTTTTCAGAAAGTCTGGCCTCAACATAAGCCATCATTTCATGTTTTGTTTCCTCTGACATTTCCATGCTCATTTTACCCCCAATAAGTCCAGCAACACCACGCCCATTGTTTCGCACTTACAACATTGCAACACCTTGCAATTAGGCGGCAGATTATGAGTGACAATGCGTTCCAGTTGCTTGGTCTCTTTCTTGCATATCCGACAGGGTGCAGTGATTGTCTCGGTCATAGCTGCCTAAAGCACACATGGCAGAACCACAAGATCAATTCATTTTTGTCATCCCTAAATGCACTGCCTTCAGCTTCTAGGGCATATTTGAGGCAGTTGTCGCATTGCTCCATGCGCCTGGCTTGCTTAGCCAATGTCACTGAATCATCACGGTGAATTGTTATATCGGTGCCATCGGGTTTGATAAGTCTGAGTTCACCCATATTGCAAAACCTCGCTAACCACTGCGATTGTCTTGCAAGGATACTTCAATCCATCACAATGAGAACAATTATTGCCCCAATCACCATTAGGTAGAGTTATTTCCTGAGGTTCGTGCAGCTCTACCAAGGCAAGTAATGCCAATGTGGTTTGTTTTTTGCTTGCTGTGTTTTTCTTTATATGGTGAGCCATCATTAAGGCATAAGCTGTCATTTGCCCACCTTTGGCTTCCATACTCCATCAGGCCCCATATCCCACCAATCGGCAGGGCATTGATCATTCAAATCCCCACCGGCGCATGTCCATCCGTAATAATCACGCCCCGTTTTTGTGCTCAATCCTTGCTTCAATCGCATCGTGCCATGCTTGCATTGGACAGGTTCCTCATCCTCTTGCACAAATGCGTGTACTTTGATGATGGGTTCACCCTCAGGCGTTGTCCAATGATTTGCTGAAATGGGTGTCACATTAGACAACCGCGCTTTGATTTCATCCTTGCTGGCAACCTTCTTGGATGGGATACCAATGGCAATGCAACATCTACCCATTGCGCTAGTTTCGGCGTTCATGGCCTCACTGTCACGGGTGTATGGAGTTTTGCCTGGTATTGGCTCCCACGCGATTGCAATGGCTGGCCTGGCATCGGCAGGGTCACGATAGAGGGCAACCTTGACCCGTACAAAGTAGGCCCCATTGACTTCAACCACGGCATCCTCCATGGTCTGAAATGACATCTCAGGGTATAACTCTTTGGCTAATCTGATGCGTTCTGCCACATCAACATAATCATCCATGGCGAAACTCATAACAACACCAGCTCTTTGTTCCACACGATTGATTTTTGGCCAGCCTTGGTTTGGCGCACCATGTGGGTCGGTGTGAGATGGCCCAAGTTCACTAGCTCTTTTCGCCGTGATCGTATAGATGAATCAGCCGATGGCCAGTGCAAGGTAAATGCCAGGTGATATTGACGAATCAATTCCTCGTCAGTCATATCGCCAAAGGCATCAAATAGGCTGAGAATACGAGACTGCACTGGTGTGACATCTTTGATGCTTTCAGCAGCAAGGTGAGATGTGAATGGGTCGGTCTTTCTAGCGTGTGGCATCGTGGCCCACCTCAATCACTTTGATGCTCTTGCCTTGGCGCATGTGCGCCCTGTCTGCCAAGTCTTTGCCAGCGTGGAATCCTGAATCAAATCCCACATCCTTGCCAATGTTGTGGCCGATGTAATACCCACCCATGCCACAAATAATGCCAAAACTAAATAATACCCAATCTAAATTGCTTTGAATCCAAGTCATCGTGAGGCCCCTATCTTATTGACCGCCTTGGCCAATAATTCAGGGTACGCCTATGCCCCGACAATGGGCAAGGATTGTTTCGGCGTGTCTTACTGGGAAAGAAAGAATTGATCAATGCGTTGTTCAAGCCTGACCACATTGCGCTCAATGCGATTGATTTGTTCTTTTATGCTGGCCCCATTTGCTTTCGGGCCAATCTCAGCCATAATTGCTTTAACGATAAACCGTGTCATTCCATAAAGCCCAGACAGGATGGCCATAATACCTACGCACATGGCCACCCATGCCTGAGCGTTCATCTACTTTGCGCCTTTATCGGCTAATTTCAAGATTGGGCCAATGAGTCCAGCGATGAAAGCATTTGCCAACACCTTTGGGTCAGTAATGCCCGTCATGTAAATGGCTGCCACACCAGCTAGTGATGCTCTGATGTATGACATGCCAGCCTTGATGAGTTTATCCTTATTCATGTTTTGCTCCTTTGTAAGATGGCCGACCATAACCGACCACGAACGAATGAGGCCCCAGTTTTCGGGTTTTCATCATAACCTGGCCACCATTTGCTTGGCTTCCAGTTCCCGATGTGTTTCCCTCGATGGTCAAAATGGTGTGTTCACCAGCCTTGGCCACCAATCCAATGTGCTGAATAACGCTCTTGTCATCCTCGATGAAATCAAAGAACACCAGGTCGCCAACCTTAGGGCTGACATACCATTGACCCTTTGCCTTAAACGCGTTGGCCCCTGCAATGGTAGAGATAACATTAGGAATATCTACCTTGGCTTGCTTAGCGCACCAGTTAATAAAACTGCCACACCAGGGCCAGTAGTTAGCCTTCATCGCCTCACCGTACTTTGTCTCGTTATCTTTTGGCCCTTCAATATAGCCAACCTCAGCTAGTGCCACCTCGATCATTCGGGCAGCCGTTCCCTCAATCGCTGGCAATTTCATCCCAAGATAGCGTTTCCTCGTTCCACGAATACATTTCATCGCTAGGCATTGGCGTAGGTGCTTCCCAAAATGAACCAACACGGTGCCACGATGGATAAGGCTGTGGCGTAATGAATATGTCCTCATCGGCATTGTAGGAATAACCTATGCCGCCGTATGTGCCACGGAAATTAGAATTGATAGAAGTTTGAATCCAAGTGCCGCCATAATGCGCCACACAGAAATCAATTCCTTTCTGCTCATTTTCTACGCCGTCAAGTAAGAGTTCGTTATTGTGTACAACAATGCCATTGATAATTACATTGTTTTCGTCTAATTCTAAAAAGTGTGCCATTAGAAAGTTATACTCCCACTTCCTGTAAATATATAACGGCGATATCCGCCGCTTGTTGTCACCGTGGGTGAACCTGTTGTCGCACTAGCCAAAGAAAATGTATCGGCGTACCTGATAATGACCACGCCACTTGCGCCAACACTTGCTTGTGAAATAAAACCTATACCATCAAAACCTGCTCCACCACCGCCGCCGCCTGAATTGACTACTGCAGCCGTTGCATCATTGGCAGAAGTCTTAGGCGCTGCGCCACCTGCGCCATTTCCTCCAACACTACTTCCCCCATTTGCTCCAACCGTATAGGCATTTCCAACGCCGCCACCGCCGCCGCCTGCATAAAATACCGCGCTGCCTGTTCCATAAGTAGTTGAAGTTCCCGTTCCACCTGTATTTGCTTGTGATGATGGTGCGCCAGTTCCGCCAGCCGCAGACGAGCCGCCGCCACCGCCACCGCCCGTATTATCTTGATTTGCCCCACCCGTTCCACCAGAATTTCCTTGCCCACTTGTTCCCGTTCCCCCTGCCCCCGCTAATTTGCTTCCTCCACCCCCCGAACCACCTGTTCGACCTGCCGCGTTATTTGCCGCGCCGCCGCCCCCTGCCGTTGAGGTGATGGAACTAAAAACTGAATTTGTGCCGTCTCCACCTGCGCCATTACTGACCGATTTAGCGCCACCTGTTCCAACCGTGACGGTAAGAGTTCCACTTACTGCAAAGGCAGTTGCGGTTTTGAATCCACCTGCTCCACCACCGCCAAGAAATCCCCCACCGCCTGCGCCTGCAACGACAACATAATCCACCGTTGAAGGTGCGCTATAAGCAATATGGTTGGCGCTGGCAATAATTCCGAGGATTGACATTAGGACAGGTCACCAATCACGGTAAACACATTGCTTGCCGTGCAGATAATAGTTGCGGCTGAGTAACGCACTCGTAGTATTGGCGCGGCTGATGTAGCACCTGTTGAAGTAATGGTCACTCCACCGCCTGAAATTGTTGTAAGTCCGACACCGATGGATTGCACATTGATTTGTTCACCTGCTGCAAATACTGAGGCAGGAATTGTTATCACTACAGATGAGGCATTGGATGAAGTAACAAGTTTCCCAGAATCGGCTGCAACAAGGGTGTAAGTTGTTCCCGTTTGTGCGTTGAAGGCTAGGTTGATTTTGGGTGCTGTAAGGGTTTTGTTGGTCATTGTGTCGGTTGAAGTACGCGCCACTAAAGTATCTGCACCGCTTGGAACAGTTACCGTGCCACCGTTTGAAATACTTGCAATAACGGGTGTAGTCAATGTTTTGTTGGTCATTGTCTGCGCCGTTGTCAAATCGGCTGTAACGGCTGTGTCAATGGAGACCGTTGGTACTGGCCCAGTCGGAGAAGCAACCAAGATGCCTGTTCCTGCCGTGACACCTGTGACATCTCCCGATGCACCCGATGCGACCCACGCCGCCCCGTCATAGTACCAAGTCGAATTTGTGTCTTTGGTAAAGGCAAATTGACCTTCCTGCGGTGAGGTGATTGCAGAGTTTCGCGCTGCCTCAGTGGCAAACACTAAAATTCCCTGCATTAAATATCCATTTACATCAAGCGCCTGAAGAACTTCACCAGTGGTGAATGTCTTGAACCCTAATCCTGCTGCCATGTCATGCTCCTTTTCTGCTTAATATGATAAAACACTGGTGTCTAAAATTCCATACAACGCGCTGTCGAGAATGAATGAATCAATCAGGGCTTCCATCGTGGTGAAATCCACCGTCCATGAACCTGGTGTGATGTGATGGGCAACGCCAAAGATTTGCTCAGTCTTGGTGATGGATGTGTTACCTGGCTGTGTCGTTTGAATAGTTACTGGATCAAAGAAATCCAAGGCCAGAGCTGCGGTGATGCCCGTTGTGTAATTCTCCGTGTAAAGGTTCAGGGTTAATTGGTCGCATCGGATACTTGTCTGCGCCCTTGATGCAACATAAGCCCTTGCAAGGTTCAACGCATCACCCGTTGTCTGCATAAGCAAGTTTGTTTGGGTGTAAGTATGGGCAAAGTATTGAGCAACGCTGGTGACATCGACTGCGGATTGAACGGCCAAACCTGTTGGCGTGATGTCGGCTTGGTTATAGACAAGGGCATCATTCAGAATCCATTTGGCATTGTAATAATCTATGCCCGTGCCATTGTCGGCAAAGGTTGTGACCGTTCCTGATACCGATGTGGCACATTCACTCCTAGACTTGAACACAAATGAGCCAGTGGCATCAACATACAAGGCCCCGTACTCAGACACACCTACGACAAGCATGGCGTTCAGTGCGGTTCTTGCGACATTAGGGTCGGCTTGCATGGTTGTCTCCGATGTGTCCAGTGAGACATCACGCATGGATGTGGGCCAGGCAATTTGGTCAAGGATTTGATTGATACGGGTTCCCGATTTATCCCCTGCAATGGCCCCTGTGACCGTTGTGATGTTGGCAAGGTTGGCAAGTCTAAAAGCATCAACGGCGGTGATTGTCGTAAAGGCCAAATCCGCACCATCCACATTGTTTGGGATGGATGTTGAGTAACTCGTGATGTAGCCAGCAAAGATGGGATGAGTTGTCGCGCCAAAGGTTGCGGTAATGGACACCTTGCGCATTGGACTCAAAAGATTGTAATAAGGCCCTGCGCTGTTCATCGGGTTAAAATCACCGTTCTGATCTGCAATGACTAGGGTGAGGCTTCCAGCCTGGAATTGGTCAGCGATGAGATTGCGACCCCGTTGAGTTTGTATATTCACAACGACATTGCTTACATCCACAATGACGGAAGCTGCATCGGCCAACACATTGACATCCAGTTGGCCCGTGTCGAGAATCATTGCCTGAGCAAAGCCAGGACCCGTTGAGAAGTTAATGACGGCATTGACCGTGACTGGAAATGTCATAGGAATTGGTTCACCAACCCTGATGTGGCGGCTGTTGATGCACCGTCACGGGCCAAGATTTGCAGTTGTTGTTGAATGGCTGATTGGAACCCTGCACTGTCTGTGAGCACAACGGGCAAGACAGTGGGTGCAATAACTGTTGTTCCACCTGAGCCAAATTGAGATGCCGCAATTTCAGCACCCGTCAATGGATAATCATTAGGCCCCATCCAGTCCGATGATGTGCCTGGTTGATTGCTTGGGATGTTTGTTGGTGGAGTAAAACCGCCATAACTGTTGCCACCAAAGAAACCACCACCACCAGGCAAAGCGATCACGGCCTGACTGGTTGCCATCAATTTCATTCCTGCAAGTGTGGCCAAATACTTTTCCAAGGCCTTTTGTTTTTCATTATCGGCATCTTGTTGGGCTTTGCGCACCGCCGCTATGGTTTCTAATTCTGTCAGCAAGGTAAGTTCTAGTGCCTTTAATTCCTCAGCCGTCAATGCCTTCAATCCTGCCAATTTGCGTAAATCCTCATTGGAGCTGAAAGTGGCCAATTCTTTCAGTCTTTTCATAATTAGGTCGGCATCGTCTCCTTGTAGAGCTTGCATCAACAAGAGTCTGCGTTTTTGTTCCTCATCATTGGTTCGGGCCAGTGCCGCAATAATTTGAATTTTGTCAATATCAAAGACGGCTGCGCCCTTGTTCAATGCAGTTTTGAGTGCTGCCAATTTTTTCTCGTTAGCAAGTTTTGCAGCAGCCAATCTTTTTTCAAGGGCAAGTGCGGCGGCGGCTGCCTTTTCCTGCGCGGCTTTTGTCCGAGCTTCTTGTGAAGCAATGGAACGCGCACTTGATGGCAAAAAACCCTGAGTTGCAGTGCCAGCCAATCGTGAAGCTGCACCCGATGATTTCAAAGGATTCACAACATATCTTGCTATTGCACTGAATTTGTATAATTCGGCTGCGGTTGCTGCTAAGAATCCAGGCAAAGATTTTGGTGCTTTCGGGTCTCCAAGATTACCAAGGCCACGAATAACATCGGCAATGGATAAAGACAGGCCATCCATTTGACCTGTGATGCTATCAATTCCAGTGTTGCCACCAAGAGTGGTGAGGGCATCTACAAGGCCTTTGCCAATAGTTTCTTTGGCTTCATCTCCTGCGACCTTGATGCGGTCAATTTTGCCAGCGTAAGTATTCGCAGCAATGGCCGCTTGTCCTGCAAACAATTTGGCCAACTCTTTATTGATCTTGACCATATCCCCTGAGGCCAACAAGGTTTTTGAAATGCCAGTGCCAAGTTTGGAAAGGGCTGCTGTGTTGCCTGAATAGGCTTTGGCCAAAGCTGCTGAAACGGAAACAACATCGCGAGAAGTGCCAGCCGCTATGTCCAAAGCCAGGTTCAGTTCTTGTTGGGATGTCCGATAGTTTCTTGTGGAATTGAGCAAATTTGTCAAGGCTGGTCTGAGTTGGCCGTCAGAGACACCTGTGGCGCGCTGTAACTTATCTATGAAAGAGGCTGCACCTTTGCCCGATAATTCATTGCCAGTGTTTTTGAGAGTCTGGCCTAAGGCTTTGGCTGCCTTATCATCGGCCAAAAACGCCTTGACTGATGCCTTACCAAAAGCAACAACGGCGGCCACCGAGAAGGTGACACCGAGAGTCCTAGCCAACTTGCCCAAATTCTTTTCAAACTTATTGATGCTTTTTTCAGCTTGTTTGATGCCTGAGTTGTTCCAGGTCGAAACCGCCGAAACGAGAAGTTTGGAATTGCCAAGAATGCTCATGCAGGAATCCTCAAAATAGTGTGCTTTGAGTTGTAGCCAATCGTGGCCTTTTCAATAGCCTTTGCCACTGCACCGACCACCTTGCCTTGATCCTCATTCCATGCCCGAAATATGGCGCGACCATTGCCAGTTTTCTTGGAACGACCCTTGGAACCCACTGGCCGTCCAGCTCTACTGATAGGTGGCAATGCATTGATAAAGCGTTCACCTGCTCCTGGATTGGGATAAAACTTTCCATCCTCACCACGCACGCCTGAACGAGATTTGCCAGGTATGCCACCAGGATGTTTGCGCCCTGCGGTTTCAAAGATTGCACCAGCTGCCGATTCATTGGTTACGGCATAAGCGCGAGTGAATCCTCGCCTTGTTTGTTGTTGTACTCCTGGTCGGTATTGGATTCCTGATTTCATTTCGGCACTGTCAAAAATAGGAAAAGGCCGATAGACATTGGCTCCGCGATGACCAGGCAATGCACCCGTTGGAGGCCGTGACCAATTACGGATGCCATCAGGAACGACATCAGGCATGAAACCTCTTGCCTTCATTTGAATCGGTTTCATCGCTTGTTCAATGTTGCGATTCATTTCAAGACTGAGTTCAATTTCAAAGGCATCTAAAAGGTAAAGCGTTCTATCGAACCCTTCGAGAAACATTGGCACGCTTGACCTCCTTTGCTCTATCTTGAAACACTAACAATAACGCCTGGAACATCCTGGAATCCAAAGCGAGCAAATCATTAGGCGAAACCTTTAACTCCACCGCTAGTGAGGCCACTAGGTAAGTGAAAGAGTCTCGCTCTATCCGTTTGGGAGTTCATCCTCTAACACATCCACATTGATGAGTGTCATGAGAAAATCCTCGCCATAAGGAGGAATCACTTCCTTGCGCATGAGAGCGTTATGGGCCAACCAATACAGGTCGCTAGTTCTCTCCTCCTCGCGGAACCTTTTTTGGATACCGCACCCAAAATTTGATTCAAAGGCTGCTTCAACCACAGGGGTGATCTGCACGATTGTTTCCCCTGAGGCCCTGGTGATTTTCAGTCTTGCCATTGGTATCTCCTAATTAAATGAACCGCTTGTTGCGTATGCAACAGTGGAAGTGCAAGTAAAAGTCATGCTTGATGTTGCATAATCGGCAGGGCCACCAGTTCCAACAGGTGTCAAATTATTGACAAGAATTGACACAGTGTAAAGAGGGTTGGTAGCACTGATTGGGGTAGCTGATGCGGCACGAACAGGAACAATGAGAGCTGTGACGGATGTGCCGTATGCAGCTTGCAAAGTAGCCTGGACCTTAGAAGCAGCCCAGTCATTCAAGAAGTCCACTGTCAAAGTGCTGGATTCTAGGCCAGCACTATATTCATGAGATGTTGAACCCATTTTTGTGGTCTCAACCTGGTCCACTGTCTGTGTCAAAGTTATTGCCGTGACATACGCGCTCAAATCTACGGTGGCAATTTTCAGCCCCACTAGATTGTCTAAATAAATTGCCATTCTTATTCCTCATCTTTCTGGGTTTTTGGTGTTGCGGTGGGCATTGGCAAACCCAGTTTTTTCAGGACTGCCAAATCATTTTCTGTTGGGTAGGTCATTGTTAGCTCCATGTCGTTAGAATTTGGATATTTACTTCTGAACTCAAAAGGTCACCCGATGCTGCGCTCAGAATTGATGGCCCTGAAACTGCACCAATGTTAAACACCAGTGCTGAATTACAGAGTTTGTTCCACACTGCAACAATGGTGGATTCAATGCTTTGCAATGATCCTTGATTGTCTAGGGCAGGAATAGTCATCATAATTTTGAAATTGGCCAGTGGCCCGATTGAGTTCTGCGAATTATTAGATGGTGTTAAGTAGGGGTCTTGCGGAATTAACACAACTGCGTTGGCCAAAATTGAGGCTGGTGGGAATTCAAAAGTGCTCCACACTCCAGGGTTATCTAAAACCGCCGCGATGGTGGAACGCAATGTGGTCAGTGCTGGCGTTGGCATATCAGCCCAACATTCCCAAAGGTGACCTGTAAGGGCTAAGTAAACCCGAGATTTTTCCAAGTAATTGATAACCCATGCGATATGGATTTGGGCTGAATCCATCAACAGACACGCCACCAGTTTGTGAAACTTGTCTTGCTTGCCAAATATCAACGGCCAACATCATCGCAGCTTCTCGCACTGCTGGTGTTGTTGCATAAGAATCTGTCTTGTCATCAGGGCCAGTCATACGGCCATACGGTTGAACCAAATGTTGTGGGTCATTGGTGCCTGTAATAGCGAACTGCAAGAATGAATATCCCTTGGGATAGTTATAGGGCCAGGTCATCCATTGGCCGCCATTGGCAACGGTGTAAGGCCCCATGCCCGTGATTGTGCGTGTGCCGTTATAGGTGGCACCTGATGCAGCTATGACCACGCTCTGACCCGTCACAAATAATCCTGGATTGGCAATGACGATTGTTGCAACATTGTTTTGTAGCCCTGTTGCCACTACGGGTGCGCGGTTGTACCAGAGTTGGCTTTGGATTAAATCCTCAGCACTCATGCACACTTCCTCGACAATCGGGTCACTGTATAAAGTCCCAATGCCTAGATTTGCGCGAAGTTCTGCAACCGTCACAAATGTAGCAGTCATTCCCATTCCTTTCTAAAGGCTGACATCAGGGCCAGGGCCTCCTGAACCCCGATGCCAGCGTTCTAGTTGTACCGCTTTATCAGGTTAAGTTGTAACGTTGCAAACCTGCGCCGACCAAAGTCTTAGCTGCAAAGTAGGCATAGAGTTCAACGGCAATTTCACCTGTTGCTGTAATGTTTGTTGTAAGTGAAAGCATTGGGCTTTCGTACACTGCGATTGCGCTTGGTGTAACAATGAAAGCGCAGTCATCAATAGTTGTTGCAACCATGTTGGCATCAACCCAAAGATCAAGCCCCATGACATCTCCGCGCAATCCGCGTGGTGAGGATTGTCCAGATGAGTTCATAGGGGAGGCTGCATTAAACAAACTGCGCCCCGTGGTATCTAGGCTTCCAATAAGTAATGACCACACTGATGTGCCAGCAATAAATGCTGTTGCTGTTTCACCTGCTGCTGCATAAACGGCTGGTGCTGCTTGTGCAACATAAGCCTGGATGCCAGCGATTGTTGCTGCTTGTGCTGTTGATTGTGTACCACCAGAAACAATTTCAGCAATCACATAAGCATCAGATGCCTTTGCGTATGCGCGCATGCAGTTTTCATACATAGCTGAGTAAAAACTACTCTGGCTCCTATCAAGAAGTTCTTGGCTCATGATTTGAGCACCAGCAATTTTAACTACTGTTGCATTGACATAAGATGAAACAATTTGTGTTGATGCTGTTGATGCACCTTCTGCGACAACTCCCGATGTTGCGTTTGTTGTAATCTTTGGATGTGAGATTGTCATTCCACTTGCTGCTAATGCGCGAGCACCACCGAGTGCATCAATGGTTGGTCGAGTCATCACCGATGTGTCAATAACCTGGCTAATATATTGAACGGGTGAAAATGCAGGGTTTGTTGTAAATGAATCATTAGCTGCATAAAGTTTTTGTGCGGCCATATCTGCTGCACGAATAAATGTCTGTGAATCATGGTTGCCCATTTTCGCTTTGATGCTGTGTTCTAAATACGAACCTGCGGTCTTAATAGGGGAGCGCACTTCTGTGTGAAATGATGCGCTAACCGTTGGGCGTGAGGCTTCAACTACTGGAGCAGTTTCCACCTCAGGTGTTACGGCGGCTGTGTTGTCCACGACTGCCTCACTTTCTGTTTCGGTTGGTTGGGTTGTTTCTTGCTCTGCTTCGCTTTCGCTGGCAGCAACTTTGGTGACGGTTGCATTTTCAAATGCTGGAGACTCAACGAGTGAAACCTCAATAAGCCTGGCCGCCGTCACTAGGAGGTAATTGTCTTTGGGTAGTGAGGAAATAACATCCACACCAACGGATAGGCCAGAGACTAAATCCTCCGCAGCTAAGGTCAGATAATCTGTCCCTTTGCTGCTATTTGAAATCTTGAATTGGCCAAACATAAAATCACCCTCGGTGCTAAAAGATTGAGCGCGACCAATCGGATTGTTTGGCTCATGCTGCGCGAGCAGCTTCACTTTGGCCGCAGTTGGG